TACCTGCAAGATTTAAGCTATTGGCTTTTATCTTGGATAGTGATGTTCCAACCTCTCCAAATGCCATAATTATCCTTTACTGTTTGCGTCTTTTACTGCTTTGATATGTGTGTACCAAGAACCTGTCTTGTCTAATTTACCGTCATTGATATCATGCCACAACAAGTCTAGTTGTTCATTCCAAGACAGATACTCTTCTTTTCTTTTTCTTAATAATAAAATTAAAGTTTCTCTAGTATCTCCTGCAGAATCATAACTATTTAATTGACTGTCTGTAGGTTTATTTACTCCAGACACACTCCAATTTTTTATGTAAGGACCTGCACCATCGTCTTGTATTTCAATGTTACTTTTTTCGTTTTTATAGTCTTTAGAATTTGCTTCTAAGTATAATTTAATTTTTGTTGTATATCCTGCCATTTTTATCCCTATGTAATTATTCTAAATGCTCCAAATTCATTGTAAGCAGCACCTGATAATAAGTTAGCGTTAACATCATTATTTTGTAATCCTGCGTATGCCTCAATATAATCATCTGCGTCTAAATCTGCAATTACAGAAGTGTGAACACTTATAACATTTTGTTGACTACTTACTGCTGAGTGATTGCCTGAGTGACAAATGGATGAACCATTTTTATATATTCTAGCATCTATTGAAGCCTCATTTGAAACACTACCTGCGGAGGTATTATGTTCTGAAAATCCAATTCTTAAATAACAATAATATTTGCCTACCACACCTGGTGTAAATCTATAATTTGTACTTGCATCATACACAGAATCTGTATCAAAAATTTCAGTAGCAAAAGCAATTTTTGCATTACTGTCCTCTGTAACTGAAAAAGCACTTGATAAATTAGCTGCAAAAGCAGGAGTGTTTGCTGCTTTAATAAGAGAAACATCTATTCTTTTTATTGTTCCTGCATCAGATATTAAAAGTTCGTCTGTGTCATCAGGAGCAGAAGTCAAAGCTGTGTGTCCAGATATAACTGTATTGTCAAAAGAATCTGCATTAACAGTTCCTGCTGCAGGACTAATTGTCCCTACTGCTTTTGCTTGATGTACCACATAAATGTTATTTGTACCACTAGGAGGTGCGGCAGCAAGTGTCAATGTAGTGCCTGATAAACTATAGGCGGAGTTTGGGTCCTGTCTAACATTTTCTACAAAGACTTCTATGTCGAATACTGAACGAAAGTGTGTCGGTTGTTTCCATAACAACTTTATTACCAGACAATAGTTCAAGTGTTCCGCCAACAGGTATAGGTGCATTAGTAACTAGCTCAACCGTTTGATTAGCTTCATTGTTTGCACCTGCTCTTGAGCTTGTATCTGATGCTAAACTTATTGTTGCAGTGATTTGTGATGTTGTTGTGTTACCTACCATGATTCCAAGAACTACAGTTGTTGTAGAACCTGCTACTGTGTAAATAACATCAGCACTTGTTACATTTGCTTTTGTTACAACTTTAAATGTATTTGCCATTTATCCTCCTATCCTAATGCAATCGCTAATGCTGTGGGGTCCTCAATATTAGCATTTACCAAAGTTATTACTCTAGATAATGCTGCTTTACGGTTTGTTCCCCCTGCACCATCATCCACTATTATTAAATCTGATGTTGTTAGATCTGCGCTTATATCAGATCCTCCATCAATCTCTAATGCTGTTAATGCTACTTTACCTGCTGTAGATATTGTAGCTAATTTTGAATCTGCAATCGCAGCACTTGATTTAATGTCTGCGTTTACAATGTTTGTAATTGTGTTGTTATCTGAATCTATTGATTTGTTTGTTAAAGTTTGTGTTGAGGCTATACCTGCAATTGTATCTGTTGTTGCTGGTAATGTTAATGTGGTGTTACCAGAAAAAGCAGAGTGAGCGGGAGCTTGAATAGCAGCATAGTGTGCATTTGATGATTCACAATAAAATCTAACTTGTGACTGTGCGCCTGTGTTTTTAACATCCACAACACCACCTTCAACGGTTAAATCATCTCCTACACTTACATCACCTGTTACTGTGACAGAATCTACATAAGCATCTTTAAATCTTACAGAGTTTGTACCAAGGTCAACATCACTATCTGTTTGTGGACCAAATACTCCATTAGATACAAATACTTGTTCTGCGTTTGCTGCATAAAAATGTATTTCATCAGCAGTTATCAGAATCATCAAAAGTTACACTTATTCCTGTTTCTGTATTGGAACTAACCATTCCTCCTACAAGATCTGTTACTGTTTCATCAAATGTAGCACCATTAATAGTTATTGCGTCTGCTTCTAATGTGCCGTCAATATCAGCATCTCCAGAAATATCTAAGGTAGCTGCATCTAATTCACCTGATGCTGTAAGATTAGTGACTCCTGTTATGGCGCCACCAAAAGCAACATTATTGCTACCATCTTCAAATATTAATTTACTAGCAGGTATTGTGCAAAAGACATCTTTTGTGCCTGAACTAAAGTTTACAGCACTATCACTATTGGAACTAGATATTACAGTTGTTCTAGTAAGATCGGAACTATCCCCATCCAAAGTTCCTAAACCAACTTCAAACTCTGCTTGATCCTGATGTGCAATACAATAATAAGTTGTATTAGAATTTCCTACTCCAGCTGCAAAAGTTTCAAAGCCAGTGACTGCACCAGCTAAAGATACTGCACCTGTTCCTGTTGTAGTGGTTGTTTCTTTTACTCTGTCGTTAATTACTAACGCCATTCAAGTTCTCCTATGCTAATCTTAATATAGCGTTACTAGCGTCAGCAGTTGGAAACTGAATAGTAAAAGTTCCACTGGTAGATGTTTTATCTCCACCAAAATCTAAAACAGCTACAGCTTTATTAGAATCAGAACTATTATAAATTAAAGCTCCTCTTGCTGTAATTGTTGCTGATGTAAAAGATATATCTGCAAAATCACAAATAGCAGTTGTTCCTGAAGTTGTTGGAGTTACACTTGTTAAAGTTCCTCCACCAGAACTGTATGTTCCTGAATCTGAAACTTCGTTTGAAGTGCTAAAAGCAGTTGTGCTTGCGCCTAATGAGGCACTACTAGTGTATAAAGCTATCTTAAAAGTATCTCCAGAACTCGCTGTAAAATTGTGAGTTCCTACTAATAACTCTTGTTTAAAACTTGTACAAACAGCTTGACTTATTGCCATGTTTTACTCTCCTATGGGTTTTTAGACTGCAAAGGAGTTCTAAGAGCTCCATGCATATATTCATCTCTTCGGTGCCTTCCTTGTTGTTCAATGACTAACTCTTGAAGAGCACGTTGATATGATTGTTCATAAATTTGCAGCATTTGAGCTGGTCCCTTCAAAAACTTGAAGGCTTCTGCAAGACATCCGTAAAGCAATAATGCGGGTGCATTATCACCTAACCATGAGGTAGTATTTGAACTAGACAGTCTTGTTGGTAATCTAGTTATACCTAATTCTACGTTATATGCTAGATCAGGAGTAGGTGCAACATAAATTGTATTATGATCCCACCAAGCCCAATATCTAGGAGTAGTGGTTGCAGTTCTATCTGGCCAATACTCATTCATATAACTTACATCTCTTTGTTCTAAAAAATTTCTTGTAGGTGTTCCTGTTGGTGCAAATATTTGCATTGTTCTAACAGTTCCTAATGATGTGGGTTCTGGTCTACTACCACCTGGTAAAGACAAGAAAGGGTTACTAACGGTTAAATTAGCGGTTTGATGAGACTTAAATACGTCAATATCTACATCTCTAAATATTCTATTTTCTGCATGCTCAATAAAATCGTTTGTTATTGTAGAGGATAAAACATCAGTGGTCACCTCTGTATAATCTAATATTTGTTGTGTTAGTTCTGAATATGTTACACTCATTATGAAATACTCACTGTTACGCTTCCTATATAAGCAGACACTACGGGTGGCTGTTTTTTTGAAGCTTGCATAGAATTATTATATTCAAAAAATCCTGAACCGCCAACAAAAACTGTCATGGGTTCTAATCTATCTGGTCTAGCATCTTCAATACTTTGTGCGTCAGAAGAATGTTTTTCTCTTTCTAGCTGTGGATGTTTTGATTCAAACTCAGATTTATGCACAAGAGATCCATTCCACTCTTTGCGCATTTCTTTGTAAGGAAACTGCATACCACTTCTATCTGATATTGCTTCTGAATATTTACCACTAGCTTTAGGCATTAAATATAACTTCTCTGTGGAGTTGCAAAGAAACTAGAACGAGGTCTATCTTCTTCTGAAGCTCGTTGCCACTCTTCTTCGTATAATTGTTTTAATAAAGGAGTTCTCTCCGGAGCTTTTTTAACAGATACATAGTAAGCTAAACCAGAAGTTAAACATGGTATAAATCTTGTTGGAACTTCTAACTGATCATTGTAATCACCTGCATCTTGTATTTTAGTTAATCCATAATACTTAAAAGTATGTGCTCCGTCTGGAGTTGGATATAAAAACAAAGTAGGAGTAGAAGATCCTCTTTCTAAAAAATATTGTACAGGAGTACCTGTTGTTGATTTATTTGATATGTTTAAATATTCTGCTCTACTTATTCTATCTACTTCTATATCAGTTGATGTATCTGAAGATGTAAATACAACAGCTTCTAATACATCTACTAAATCTGAATCTAGAGTGT